GCTCTTCGGCGTCTTCAATAAAATCATGTCCAATATGTGTATCAAAAGATACAGCCAAAGCATCCGAAAGTATTTGTGGGATCGATCCCTTTGAACTTTTCTCATTATCTGTTTTGTCATCTATAATCTCAATAGATTTCATAATAGAATTGTATATGGCTTTATCTTGGCAAAACTTCTCAGTGTTATTTTCCAACCATTCTAAGTCATGATCTTGATCGACTGACAATGAAGATATAAGGTTCTTACAATCATCAAATGCATTTTGATTGATATCAGTCTTGTTCGAAAGATCGATAGCCAAAGATTCTTTGTTAGGAAAGGTGTTATATTCTTCAATATAGCTCTTGATCAGACCAATCAAAATTTTATGTGAATAATCACTAAAGTATTCGTCTTTGATGAATGGCACGACTTTGCGTGCATACGGCTCATTATATACTAGATTATTGAAAATAATCTGCTCAATCGACATTAAGATTCACCCTTTTAAATTATACTGTACTATAACGTTATTTTGATTTAAATTCAACAGTTAAATTATTTTTTTACCTTTGTTTTACTAATATTCGCCGGCAACAACAAACTTTCATATAGAGCCATAAGACGAACGAGAAAGCTTGATTTGTTCCCCACTAAAGGCGTGTCGAGCAACCGCTCGACACGCGCATTATGATCTTGTGACATCTAGACGTAATCCATTTCATCTGTGTCCATGATGGACCCAACTACCATTTTATATTTCCCCTTGATGAACTCAGATAGGTTTGTTTCTTTAATCATTGTCATCCAGAAATCTTTATTATTTACAAAGTCCTTTGCTCTCATGTTTGGCTGAAGCAGCTCACCAGTCTCCTGATCCACTTTACAATACCAGCCATTCTTCGGCTTTGCCATGAATTGACCTTCCAATGCTAGGTCCAATAAACCAGACCAGCGATTGATTCCGCCATTGAATGAAATTGTAATCGGAATCTTAGATTTCTCTTTAACATACCTCGACTTCTCGATGTTAATGACAAAATGATACCCTGCAATTTCTGTGCCATCCTTATCTTGCTGCCTCCCAAGAACCCAGATATTATCGCTCCCGTAATAACTCCCAGTACCTCCACCAACGATATCTTTAGGGTACAAACCAATTTCTTTGTATGTGTGATTGATTACTACCATAGGAATATCTTTCAAAGAAAGATGCGGTGTTACCATCCGGAAAAGAGATTTCAACTGTTTGGCGCGGGACATATCAGCAACAGCTTTTTCGTTCAATGCGTCTTCAACTTCTTTCTTTGAAGCAATGTTACCGATAGAATCGATAACAATCATTACTTTGTCTTTACGATCTATTTCTTTAAGCTGCTTCATGATATCGAACTTCAGTTCTTCAATATCTGTGACAGGCGTATGAACCACTGATTCAAAAGGAATATTGAATGTTGTAAAATATTCTTGTGGAGTACCAAACTCAGAATCATAAAAAAGTACAATACCATCTTTATATTTCTTCAGGAACGAAGACACCAAAAGAAGTGCAAATCCTGTTTTGAAGTGCTTCGATGGCCCCGCTAACATTGTTAAGCCTGGCGTCAAACCACCATCGATAGTTCCACTCAATGCAACGTTAATCATTGGCACAGATGTCGGTATCATATCCTTTTTAGCAAAAACTTTACTCTGGTCTAGAGTGTCAGTTAGGCTTATAGTGCTGTTTTTTATTAATCTTTCTTTCAGTGACATTGCGTCTTCCTTCGTTGATAAACTCGTCATTAATAGTTAGTATACTATCGATTGCATTATTAGTCAAGCTTTTATTTACATTATTTTTATTTTTCTCACCTATGTTGAAAGCCAATATCAACAGAACTGCTAATGGGTCGAATACGAATATCAATATAACAATAACATATATAATAGATTTTTCTATAACCTCCTTAGAGGATTCACCATAGACCAACTCAGCTACGAATTTAATTGGTCCGACCTCCGCCGCCAGTTTGGTCTGTTCTATATCCAATACAGACATTTCTACATTGAACACTTGTATCTTATCCAGGGAAACATCGATCTCAGATTGAAGTGCATCCCTTTGTTCTTGTTGGTCTTTACGCACAGCAATCGCGCCTGATGATCCGCGTATGCGGTTGGCCTCTGTTAGTGAATTGACAGCTGCATCCAATTGATCCAAAACTGTTTTGTTGAAAACAATCCGCGTTGTTTCTCTATCTATCTTTGATTGGACGCCAGCAACCTCAATTTCCACGTTACTACCTATCAATGTTTGGTCAATGTGCGCTTTTGAAAGGAACCCAAAAATGCCCATACTTGTAATAAACATCAACACCACAATCGCAAATATAAAATAAGTCTTCGTTAGGAATGGAGCAATCGCCCAGTTATTATACAACCAAGACAATGATACCAATTTGCCTACTTCTAAAGCCGTGCCCATAACTACAACTGGCCAGAAAGCTGCAGCGAAGATTGCAGTCAACCCAATAATAGAATAATAACCCGCTATTCCTGATATGGACAAACCGGAAATCAATGTGACCCAAGGAAGGATTCTTATTGGCATGATTTATTCTTCACTCACATACTCGTTTATTACTGTAATAAACTCTTGGATTCTCTCCACACGGTCTGGCCAAAATATATATTCTTTGTTGGGGTCTTTAGATAAGTTGTTAAGAAGCGGCATGATCATTTCAACAAGACCATTCATTCTCTCGTTGAGTTCTGTTTCAGTCTTTTGGGCTTGCTGTTCGAACTCTTTGGCCTTTTCGGTTTCGTTTGCAATAGTCTCTCTTAAGATATTCTCGTGCTCTCGTAGCTCATTTTCACTAACGAGTGAAAAACCAAAGTCAAAGCTCTTATCTGTGATCATTATAATTTTCTCCTATTATTTTATGAAAAGAAATCTTCTAATGTTGTGGTGTGTTCAACATCCCAACCAATAACGTTTGTTATCGACCTAATTGGCTCTAGAAATGATTTATTGAATTGCATGTCTTTATCAATATATTTATCCAATTCAACACCTTCTGGCAATTTGTCAGGAGCCGCTATAACTGTATCCTTTATTGGATTGGGCATCTTCAAATACACAAACCTAACTTTATCACCATTTTGGATTGGCTTCAGACGCTTATCACCCAATTCTTTCAAAAGGTTATTATACAATAGCGCTCCCTTCACTTGGATTGGCGTTCCTTTCTTATAGATCATAGCGCTATCTCTATATTTTTGCATCCCCTTAATTCCCCTTGGGAAAGCAACCTGTTGGAACGGAAGAGTCAGGAATTCTTCTCGGAAGTTCTTAATGAATGCATGTAGACTAATTTCGTCTTCATTCATAATGATACCAAGCGCTTCTTTAATACTATTGCGACAAGCCTGTGGTGTAGAAGATCGAACAGATTCAATACCTTGCATCTTGAGATTAGGCTCTTTGAAACGCACACCCTCAACATCCCAACAATTCAAGATGTACATCTTTTTGCCACGCCAGATGCCTTTGTTGGCGATAGTCTCTCGCTTCATCATCATCTTTTGTTTATACGCATTCATGTAGTTAGCTAGTTCAGCATATGAGCTATCCATGAATGGCTGGATCTTTGCCTCAATAAATTCATCTAGGGCGTCTACTATTTTCTGCTCATCTACCTTTTTATCCACAAACACATTATCGATAACGCTTTTCATCTCCACATAAATCGAATCTGTGTCAGAAGCAATGATGTAATCCTCGTTACTTGTGCCCAGCATTTTATTCATATTTGAATTCATAGCTCGTTCAATCCAACGAATCGCCAGCTGGCCAGATGTAGTAATGGCTTCAGCGTGTTTGTGGTTGAACCATCTAAAGTATTTGTTCCCCAATGCTCCATATGCTGAGTTAAGTTGGATTTTCTTAGCAAGCTGCATATTATGATAACGTGCTATAAGCTTCTCATCTTCTGGGTTATTGTTTTGCTCGTAACGTTTCTTGGCCTCGATCATTTTCTTTTTATATGTAACACGGTCATCATACATTTTTTCCATCAAAGACGGGAGAAACCCTTGGAACTTTTTAGTATACGCGCAACCATTAGCTGCATGAGCATAATCTCGGTTTGGATCAAAATTGTCCAAATCCAAACGTTTATCCAACAAAGCACCCAGACCAGGCCAGAGTTCGTCTTTCTTCACAAACGTTTCGGGACTGATGTTATACTGCATAATGAGGTGAGGGTATAGACTGTTCAAATCGTACGATACAACCCACTCGCTGAGACCTAACTTTGGTTCTTTGACATATCCACCCACCAAAGATTGACCCTCGGAATCATCAACCTTTAACTGCGGAATTACAATTCTCTTGTCTAATAGATAGTTATGAATAATAACATCCCATGGACGCACAGTAGTTAGTGTGTCTGTGTAATTGACCTTTGCATCATACGCAAAAGCCATAACCTGTTCGATGAATTTAAGTTTATCTTCCAGTCTATCAACAAGCACGCAGTCATGGATGTTATACTCAATGAACTTTTGATAATTGTTTTTATAAAGATCAAGAAGATCACCGTACTCCGAATAATCAATCTTTTTCTCACCAAGTTCAACTTGAGCTATATAATCCAACTTATAGGATTCTTGGTTGCTGAACTTAAATTTCCGATACAGGTGGTAATAATCTAGAACGGAAATACCTTCGATAAGATAACTCTCGTTCTCCTGACCACGGAAATCAACACCACGTTTCCTGATATTACCAAATGGCGAAAGCTTACTAGCCATATCCATACCCAACCGATTAATGACGCGGTTAGTCAAGTATGGAATATCAAAGAATTCGATATTCCAGCCTGTAATGATATCAATGTCCATCGCGCGCCAAACGTCAACGAATTTCATCAACAGATTGTCTTCATCTAGACATTTAATGTATTTGATTTTAGGGTCATCAGTAACAAAATCACCGCATCCCAAAACAACTGAGTGTCCTTTGATGCGCATTGTTACCGCAGTTATCTCTTTATCGGCCAAAGCTATGTCTGGGAATCCCTCATCGGCAGCACATTCAATATCAATAGAAGCAACATTTACCTTCGATGGATCATAGTTAATCTCGCCTTTGTATCTATCATAGATATACATATACTGGAAATTGTTAAAACCATAAACCTCGCGATTTGATACATCTTTATATTGCTGCGAATATTCTTTAGCTTCTTTGATTGTATCAAAATCAAGTTTAGCTACCTTCGCGCCGCTCAGTGTCTTGTATGTACCAACATCACTCGGTACAAACATGTAAGGTTTATAGTTCTCCCAGAACTGTACTCGTTGGCCGTCTTTGTAGCCGCGGAAATATATTCTATTACCTCGTTGTGAGATATTAGTGTAGAAATTCATGGAATCTCCAATCATATTATAAATGTGTTATATTAACATAACCCTGACTTCAATTGAAGTCAACAGTTAAATTATCTTATCTCATCAATTGATTCAGTTTTG